GAGATCACCAAGCAGCGAGAGATGGGTAAGATCTCAAATCTTATTACGGATATGACGATCAAGGGTGCGACGGAAGCCGAGCTCGCTCGAGCTGTCCGCCACTCCATGGTGGTTATCGATGCCGCCAAGCATAAGCTGGATTATAAAACGTCGGCCGCCGATAATGGTATTGATTCCCTCAAGAAGAAATATCAAGATGGTGGCGGTGTGTCCACGCTTATTTCCCGTGCTGCATCCGAGGTGGATATTCCAAAGCGCAAGCTTAGGTCCGCCGCTAAGGGTGGTCCCATTGACCCCCTCACCGGACGAAAGGTATATGAGGACACTGGCGAAACATATACCGTGGTGAAGGAGTTCAAGACCAAGGCGCCTCGTGTTGAAACCGTACTGCGTACCCAGAAGGTGTCGCGTATGGAACTGGTTGATGACGCCCGCAAGCTTTCTTCAGGTACACCCATGGAGGAACTGTACGCAGGCTACGCCAACAACATGAAGACCCTGGCAAATAGGGCTAGGCGGGAGATTGTTGATACCCCCACCCTAAAAAGAGACCCCCTTGCTGCCAAGGAGTACTCGGACGAAGTGGCCTCTCTCAAGGAGAAGGTCCGTACGGCCCTCACAAACGCACCCAGGGAACGCCAGGCTCAATTGGTTGCCGGGGGTGTAGTGAAGGCAAAGGTCGACGAGAATCCTTCAATCACAAAAGAGGAGAGGACTCGACTCGAGTCACAGGCTCTCAAGGCAGCGCGTGCCAGGACAGGAGCCTCCCGTAAGGAGGTCCAATTCGACATCACCGACAACGAATGGAAAGCCATCATGAATGGTGCAGTCAGTAACGCCATGATGGAGTCCATCGCAAGGTATGCGGACCCAGCGAGATTGAATGAACTATCCATGCCTAAAGACAAACCAGTTCTTTCGACTGGTGTGATTGCTCGTGCTCGTGCTATGGCTCGAAACGGTGCAACAACATCTGAGATCGCTGAGATGCTTGGCATCTCGACGTCCTCCGTTCGAGAAGCTGTGCGAGGTTGATAGACATGACTACTCGATACTTGACCACAACTGACAATCCTTACGATCCTAAAGATGAGTTCGACTTGTGGTTTGCATTCGACACGAACAATGGTTACAACACTTGTGCTCTCCTTGATCGTGTGTGCAAGACAAGCTCAAACCTTAGTGATGCTTTGGTTGCTGATGACGTGAACGAAGCAATCGATTGGATCATCGCTTGGGACACAACTGGATTGCGAACGTTCGTCGAACGATGAACGTCAGATGGATCGCAGCCGGAGGATGACCGGTGCCCATCCTTTCACACCCCGGGGGCTGGTAGCGCGATTGCCACCCCCCGCCCAAATCGCGCCCCTCCTCGATTTACCCCCGGAGGGATATTTCGAGATGGGTTTTAGCCTACACGGCCTGGTTCTCACATACGCCGGTCTTTTCATGCTCCTTTCACCGGTGGTCGTGTAGGTTAAAACTCATCTCGAAGATACCAAAAGAGGAGCATGTATGGTTAAAAAGGCGGGTAAACCACCCACTACACCTGAAGAAGCGGAGCGATTGGCCATCGCAGGTGCCATGGAACTTGCTGCACAGCAGATTATGGACGGTACAGCGTCCAATTCTGTGATCCTGCACTTCCTAAAGCTCGGCGGAAGTCGAGAAAAGTTGGAGCAGGAGCGAATCAAGGCTGATACTTTGCTCGCACAAGCTAAAGTTTCGGCCCTTGAGTCCGCGGCACGAACTGAAGAGCTCGTTTCGGAGGCGCTGGATGCCTTCAGACTATATTCTGGAGAATCCGATGCGCAGCTATAGCGAGTTATCCACACTAGAGACATTTGAAGAGCGTCTTGAGTACCTCTCCCTCAACGGAGAGTTCTTCGACGAAACTTTCGGTGGCTCCAGATGGATGAACCAAGATTTTTACAGGTCTGACGTTTGGCGGAAGGCTCGAACAGAGGCCATCGCCAGAGATCTTGGCTGCGATCTAGGTATCGAGGGTTATGAGATCTACGATGGTATCGTGGTTCATCATATAAACCCTTTGACGCCTAGGCAATGCTTAGACGCAGACCCTTGCATGTGGGATCTAGATAATCTTATTTGTGTATCTAGAGACACGCATAACAGTATTCACTACGGAACGTCTCCACTAGCTCTAGTGGACTTTGAACCTAGGAGCCCCGGAGACACAATGTTATGGGGGAGGAGGCTCTCGTGACCATTCTAGAAGAAACAAAGAGATACCTTAATATCGAGAATGAAGACACGGACTTCGATCTCGAGCTAACCGACGCTATTGAGAACTCCCTCATGACTGCAACGCAGTTAACCGAGGATCCGTCACTTCCTCAACTGGCGTCGGACGACTATCCAACTACGGTACTCGGTAGAATGCTACGCCAATACGTAAACTATTCCGTTAGACTAGCATTCGATCCGCCGGCTACATCGTTTACGATCGAGGCCATTAAGCAACTAAGGAGTGAGATCGAATGGCGACTAACCATTCAGAGGAGCTAGCACACTACGGCGTCCTCGGCATGAAGTGGGGCGTCCGTAAGCAGCCTGAGAACAACACCGGTTCTTCCGTCAAAACAAAGGAAGAAAAGGCTAAGCTCGCAGCTGATCGAGCCGCTGAGCTCCAAGCCAAGATCGACAAGAAGAATGCCGAGAAGGAAGCCAAGAAGGCGGCTAGGAAGTCTGCCGCAAAGAAGGCTGCTGGTGCTGCCAAGAAGGCCGCAGGCGCCGCAAAGAAGGCTGCTGGTGCTGCACGTAAGAAGACGTCAGAAGCTAGTGCCGAACTCGCGCGTAAGCGGGCTGAGGCTGCTCGAAAGAAGGTTGAAAATCAGAAGCTTCGAGACGCTCGTAAGGCTGAGCAAGCCGAAAAGAAGAAGCAGCGGGATGCCGAACACGCTCGAAAGAAGCAGGAGCGTGAGGCAAAGCAGAAGGCTAAGGAAGCAGAAAAGCAGGCTAAGCTTGAGAAGTATGCGACCACTCCAAAGGGCGGCCTTACTCGAGACCAGAGGAATGCTAAGCCGCGAGACCTTGCGACGACAGACCTGATCGAGCAGAATAAGCGTCTGCAGCTTGAGAAGACCAACTCCGAACTCAAGGCGAAGCTGGCTGAATACGAGAAGGCGAACCGATCTCAGTTCGCTAAGCTCGCAGATACATTCGTGAGTGAGGCAAGCTCGAACCTCACAAAGTACGCGGCCAAGAAGGCTTCTGATATGCTCATCGGAGCGATCGATTCGAATCTTTCGGTTGGTAATATCAAGAGTCTGGCTAAGGAAGCGGACCGAGCGACCGGTCTCTCGGAGGTCGTAAAGAAGAAGGACAAGAAGTAGTGACACTTTCTAATACGGCCACACCTAAGTATTATGGAGAATTTCGAGATAAAGTCCTCGCGGGCGAAATTCCTGTCTCTCGAACCATTGAAATGGAGATGAACCGTATTGATGATCTTATTGCTAATCCTCGTTACTATTACGACGACCAGGCAATCGAGGGTTTCATCGCTTTCTGCGACAACGAGATGACGCTTACTGATGGTGCGGACCTAACTCTGCTCGATAGCTTTAAGCTATGGGCAGAAAGTCTGCTCTCGTGGTTCTACTTCGAACGTGTAACCAAATTCATTCCTGATGAAAACGGACATGACGGTAAATACGTTCAGGTAGACGAGAAACGACGTCTGGTCAACAAACAATACCTGATCGTCGCTCGTGGTGCCGCGAAGTCGATGTACATGTCGTTCATTCATGCGTACTTCCTTACGATTGATACGGCGACTACGCACCAAATCGCGACTGCCCCCACGATGCCACAGGCCGAGGAAACACTCAGCCCGTTTAAGACTGCGATCACGAGGTCTAGAGGACCTCTGTTCAAGTTCCTAACGGCGGGAAGCGTGCATTCAACGACTGGTGGTAATCGGAACAAGGCTCTCCTTACGCCGACCAAGCGAGGTATCGAGAACTTCTCGACCAAGTCACTACTTGAAGTTCGCCCAATGAACGTCGATAAGCTTCAGGGCCTACGAACCAAAGTAAACACCGTTGACGAATGGCTCTCCGGAGACGTTCGACAGGATGTCATATCGGCTCTAGAACAAGGCGCATCCAAACTCAACGACTGGGTGATCCTCGCGGTCTCGTCGGAAGGTACTGTTCGAAACGGCATCGGCGATTCGATCAAAATGGAGCTACTTAGCATCCTAAAGGGAGACTACTACGATCCTCACACTTCTATCTGGTACTACAGACTGGATGATGTCGAGGAAGTAGCAGACCCCAACATGTGGATCAAGGCGCAGCCGAACATCGGTAAGACCGTGTCCTACGATACTTACCAGCGAGACGTCGCTCGAGCTGAGAATGTGCCCTCAGCCCGTAATGACATCCTGGCTAAGCGGTTCGGAATCCCAATGGAGGGCTACACGTACTTCTTCACATACGAAGAGACGATCCCTCACCAGAAGAGAGAGTACTGGCAGATGCCCTGTGCAATGGGCGCTGACCTTTCACAGGGTGATGACTTCTGTGCGTTCACCTTTTTGTTTCCTCTGGGTGATGGTACGTTCGGCGTAAAGACCCGAGCATACATCACAACCAGAACATTCGACAAGCTACCGGCCGCTGGTCGTGTCAAATACGAATCTTTCATCCGAGAAGGCTCGCTCCAAGTAATGGACGGGACAATTCTCGACATGATCGCAGTCTACAACGATCTGGATGACTTTATCATCCGGTCTGAGTTTGACGTTCGAGCATTTGGCTACGATCCATACAACGCACGAGAGTTTGTCGAACGATGGGTGACTGAAAACGGACCCTACGGCGTCCATAAAGTCATCCAGGGCGCCAGGACGGAATCAGTTCCGCTTGGCGAGCTTAAGAAACTATCTACGGATAGACACCTACTCTTTGATCAGGAACTAATGTCCTGGGCGATGGGTAATACAATCACAATTGAAGATACAAATGGTAACCGAAAGATTCTTAAGAAACGAATGGATCTTAAGATCGACAGCGTCGCAGCATTGATGGACGCTTGGGTTGCTTATAAACAACAGCTAGACGACTTCGCGTAAGAGAGGAGGTCATATGGGTATCCGATCGAGACTTACGAAAGCCTGGAATGTGTTCACTAACAACGACTCTCATTCGTTGATTACTCGGACATCTAGTGAATACAGGCCCAGGTATCGTTCTGGCGGAAGTGTTAACCTAGTCCAAACGCTCTATAACAAGATTGCGTTGGACGTCGCCAACACTCCCATCCGCCATGTCCGTGTCGATCAAAATGGCAGGTATGATTCCGAACAGCCGTCAAAGCTAAATGAATGTCTTTCGCTCATGGCTAACGTAGATCAAACATCCAACAGTCTGATCTACGAACTCGTATACACGATGCTGGAATACGGGTCTGCGGTTCTGGTACCAGTCGATACAGACATCGAGCTTAACGAAGACGGCTCGTTTGATGTCCTTTCGATGCGCGTAGGTCGTGTTGTAAACTGGTACACCGATGCGGTCGACGTAGATGTCTATAACGACCGCACTGGAAACCGAGAAACGATCAACGTTTCTAAGAATTCTGTCTGCGTTGTGCATTCACCGCTCTATGACGTCACTGCGACAAATGGCTCATTGGCGCAGCGACTCGCGCGAAAGCTCGACGCTCTGGACGCTATCGACAATAGCGCTCTAGGCAAGAAACTGGATCTTATCATCCAGCTTCCTTACTCAGTTCGAGGTGAACTTAGACAACAGCAGGCAGAGAGCCGACGCGAGGCCATTGAATCACAGCTTCGAAACTCTGAGATCGGCGTAGCATACGTCGATGGAGCCGAGAAGATCACTCAGTTGAACCGTCCGGTGGAGAACAACCTACTAGATCAGGTCAAGTATCTGACGGAGCAACTCTACAATGCTCTAGGTTTCACTGAGAGCGTATTCAATGGCACCGCGGATGCGGAGACCAACCTGTCCTACTACAATAGGACGGTCCGACCGATCTTGGACAGCATCACCAAGTCGGCCACCATGGTCTTTCTCACTAGGACTGCTCGCACGCAGGGTCAGCGTATCATCTATGTTCGCGATCCCTTCTCGTCAGCATCCCTAGATTCAGTCGCATCCATGGCGCAAACGTTCATCACAAACCTTGTGATGACGCCTAACGAGATTCGTTCAATCATCGGTCTTCCTCAGGCAACAGATCCTAAGGCTGATCAGTTGGCGAACCCGTACACAAGCTCTGCAAATGCAGAATCCAAACAGGAGGTTCAAAATGACAGTGTCGAAGCTTGACACTAGCAAGGCCGACTTTGAAGGCTGGGCCACTGTTGCCGGCGTTAAGTGCTCCGACGGCCGTGTTATCGGCCACGATGCATTTTCGCAAAACGACGGGGCTATTGTGCCTCTTGTTTGGCAGCACGGCCACGGCGAAGTCACAAATGTCCTTGGACACGCTATGCTCGAGAACCGAGGTAATGGCGTATACACCTACGGCTTCTTTAACGGAAGTCCGCAGGCTGACCACGCACGTGAATTGGTCGAACACGGCGACATTAACGCCATGTCGATCTTCGCGAATCAGCTCCAGCAGAAGGGTCCCGTCGTCGAACACGGAAACATCGTTGAGGTGTCTCTCGTTCTCCGAGGAGCCAACCCCGGAGCAGTCATCGAGAACGTCTCTGTGGCTCACAGCGACGATTCTGGATACTCCGCCATCATCCGAATTACGGAAGATGACGCAACTCATGAAGACTTCGAGGGCGGGAACGAAGAAACCGCCAACGAAGAAGATTCCTCTCCCGAGGGGGATCGTACTATCGGTGACATTCTTTCCGATCTCACCGAAGAACAAATGGAGGCTGTCAACTACTTGATCGCCGCCGCAATCGACATGGAATCTGAAGAGGACTCTGAGGACTCTGAGGAAACCGACGAAGAAACCGACGAAGAGGAAAACATGAAGCACAACATCTTCGAGGGCGGCGACAAGGCTGCCCAGAACACCCTGTCCCACTCGGATTTCGCGGCTATTGTTGAGCGCGCGAAGACGAACGGCACCACCCTGTCGGAAGAGCTCCGCCACGCGGACTATGGTATCGAGAACATCGGTTACCTGTTCCCCGACGCCAAGTCCATCACCGATGAGCCCATCACTCTCGATCGCGATCAGAGCTGGGTTTCGGTCGTTATGGGGGGGACCAAGCACTCCCCGTTCGCCCGCATCAAGTCGATCTTCGCGGACATCCGCGACGACAAGGCGAGGGCAAAGGGTTACGCCAAGAAGGCTATGAAGAAGACCGATGAGGTCATCAAGCTTCTGATGCGTACCACCGCTCCCACGACCATTTACAAGAAGCAGCGTCTGGATCGTGACGACATCGTCGATATCACCGACATGAACGTCGTCTCCTGGCTGAAGAACGAGATGAAGGGCAAGCTCAACGAGGAAATCGCTCGCGCGATCCTCCTGGGTGACGGTCGTACCGAGTCCGATCCGGATAAGGTGAACGAGGAGGCGATTCGCCCGATCATCAAGGAGAACGAGCTCTACGCGATCCACAAGGTCCTGGAGCACTCCACGACCGATGAGACCCTGGTCGACGACATCGTCCTGGCATCTGCCGATCTCGAGGGTTCTGGCTCGCCGACCCTGTTCATTGACAAGAAGCGCCTCGTCAACCTTCTTCTCCTGAAGGACAAGAACGGTCGTCGCATCTACGAGACCGAGGCTTCCCTTGCGGCTGCTATGGGCGTCTCGAAGATCGTCACCGTTCCTCAGATGAACGGCTTCGAGCACCAGGTCAAGGGCGTCGACACCGAGCTGCTCGCCATCGTGGTCGACCTGCGCGACTACACTATTGGTTCTAATGCAGGTGCGGAGCTCGGCATGGCCGAGACCTTCGACCTGGATTTCAACCAGTACAAGTACCTCATGGAAACAAGGCTGTCGGGTTCCCTGACGGCCCCGTATTCCGCGCTCACGGTTTCTCGCAAGAAGGCGTGACGGTATGTCGAAGTTTAGCGGAAAGCTAGGCTTCGTAACAACGGTAGAGACGGAGGAAGGTGTCTATCTGGAGGACCGAAAAGAAGTATCCGCCAAGGGATTCCTGCGAAGGATCACGAACCGATACAACAATTCGGACTCAGTAAACACCAACCTCCGTCTCTCAAACGAAGTTAGTGTACTAGCAACCCCGTGGATGAATCACCATTTGATGGACCTTCGATACGTCGTATGGAAAGGTTCAAAATGGGAGGTACAATCGGTATCTATCGATCCACCCAGGGTTACGATCACTCTAGGAGGCCTCTATGCGCACGTATAAGGACCTCTTACATCTTCTCAGGAAGGCAGTAGCCCACAACAGGGTCTACTTCCAGCCACCTGAGAATCTTAGGCTGGATTACCCCGCGGTACTTTTCCACCTAAGTCGAAACGTGTCAACGCACGCATCGGATCGTCGCTATAAGGATGCTCAGGAGTACACTGTTACTCTTATCACTAAGGATCCTCAACCCGACGCAATCGATGCGATCCTCGACATACCTTACACAACTCTAGACACGACGTACGTATCTGAGGGTATGAATCACTTCGTGTTTACAACCTACCTCTAAGGAGAAATCATGGCACCCATTAAGTGGGACGAAGAGGGCCAGCACATTTACCAGACTGGCGTTAACAAGGGCGTGCTGTTCCCTTACGACCTCAAGCAGAACCGTTACGGTAACGGCGTTGCTTGGAACGGTCTGAAGTCCGTTTCGGAAAGCCCTGAGGGCGCGGAGTCTTCGGACATCTACGCGGACAACATTAAGTACCTGACGCTGATTTCGGCCGAAAACCTCAAGTTTACGATCGAAGCCTATACGTATCCCGACGAGTTCGCAGTGTGTGATGGCACTGCAGCGCTCGTTGCGGGTATCAACATTGGTCAGCAGCCCCGTACCCGCTTCGCGTTCTCGTACTGCACGAAGCTCGGCAACGACACGAAGGGCGACCAGTACGGTGAGCTCCTTCACATCATTTACGGTGCGATGGCCGCACCCTCCGAGAAGGCGTACAACACCATCTCGGATTCGCCCGAGGCCATCGCGTTCTCTTGGGAGTGCTCGACCACTCCGATCAACGTGACGGGCGCTCAGCCCACCGCGCTGATCACGGTCGACTCGACCAAGCTCACCCCCGAGAAGTACAAGAAGATCACCGACAAGCTCTACGGCGTTACCGGTCCCGCTACGCTTCTCACCCCGGATGAGATTAAGACGCTCGTCGCGGCATGATCTCACTAACGCTTGAACTCCCCGGGGAGGAACGGTTTGATGAGGATACCTCCACATTCATATCGATGCCTCCGTGTACGCTACGTCTAACGCATTCTTTGTATGCTGTGAGTAAGTGGGAGTCTGTCTATAAACGCTCGTTTCTAGACAACCCACCCAACACGCCTGAAGAAACGTTGTACTATGTAGAATGTATGTCGGAGGAACCACTCCCCGGGGATTTCATGCGTCGACTTGATCGAAACATTCAAGTCAAAATAGCAGACTATATCTCCGACGGAGCCTCTGCAACACATCTACTTGATCCACCCTCTAGAGGTGGACCCAAAGATTCCATGACCAGCGAACTGATTTACTGGTACATGTCGCAATTCAACATCCCATACGAGTGTGATAAGTGGAATCTGAACCGACTACTTACATTAATCAAGCTGAGCGCTGCGAAGCAAGGCGGAAGTAACGCTAGTGCGAGCGCTACAGCAGCTCAACGAGCAGCTATGAACAAGGCTCGCAGAGCTCGATACAACTCGAAAGGATAGCTATGGACTACTCTAACCTCATTGCAGACAAGCAGTTCTTCATCAATCGATCTTTCACGCACGGTCGTGAGGGTAATAACATCGAATTCATCGTTCTGCACCACAATGCAGGCGTCCGTCAGTCTACCGAGACCGTCGGTCGATTCTGGGAGGGTGCTGGAACGTCGGCTCATTACCAGGTCGAGGTTGACGGAACCATCGGTCAGACGGTTCACGACTACGACACGGCTTACCATGCTGGTAGCTGGGAAGCCAACACCAAGTCCATCGGTATCGAGCACGCCAACATCGCGGGCCCCAATGACGGCACGCCTTGGGACATCTCCGAGGCTACGATCAAGTACGGCGGCTACCTTACGGGTGCGCTGTGCTATGGATACGGGCTCGGAGCTCCTACGTGGGGCTGGAATGTCTTCCCGCATTCGGACTTCTCCTCGACGGCCTGCCCGTTCCAGCTTCGAGACAAGTATCGCGACGCCTACATGGGTTACGCAGTCGAGATGTACAACCGTCTCGCCGGTGGAGAGGTCGCTCCGGCCTATGCGCCCCCCGCAGTCACGACCGTCGATCGTCGAGAGCAGCTTGCAAAGGCTCTGCACTGCTCCGCAGACGCTTCGGACCTGAACCTGCGAGCGCTCGTTCTCGTCTCTGCGTCCGATTGGGGCGGTAACAACTTCCCGTGCGGTATTGAGTTCGCTCAGCAGGTCGTGGGTACCGAGGTCGATGGGGTTTGGGGTGAGAACTCGGAAGAGGCTCATGACGAAACCGTCGAAGAGGTCCAGCGAATCCTCGGCGTTACCACCGATGGTATTGTAGGCCCGATCACCGCGACCGAACTCACCCGCGTGATCAACAACTAACAGAAAGGAGGGCCGTCATGATTGAGATGAGTTTCAAAGGCGACTTCGATACGTCAAAATGGCTGCAAAGAGTGAAAGACCAGAACCTTAGGTCTGTCCTTAACGACGCAGCTTCTCGCGGTCTGGCGGCCCTCCAATCTGCTACGCCCACGAAGACTGGTAAAACAGCCAGTTCCTGGGCCTATAAGACGGTTAAGACCAGTCGAGGAATTAAGATCGTCTGGTATAACACCCATGTTGTCGACGGAGTGCCTATTGCCATCATCCTGCAATACGGACATGGTACTAGACAGGGCGGTTATGTGAAGGGTAGAGACTACATCAACCCGGCCATGCGCCCGATTTTCAAAGAGATCGATGAAATGGTGAGAAAGGCACTCGAGTAACATGGCAAAGACTATTGAAAACAAGGTCGTAAGCCTTGAGCTTGACGACTCCAAGTTCTCTTCCAAGGTTGAGGGCGTTCTGAAGAACGTATCCCGCCTTAAGGAAGGGATGAACTTCAAGACCGCAACTACTGGCCTTGATGGAATCAACCCTGCGGCTCAGAACGCCGCTAAGGGTATGAACGGCCTCGCCACAAGTGTTAAGAACGTAAATACCACCATCACCGGTGCTTCGTCCGGGGCCACAGCAAGCACGGCGAACATTGGAGCCGTTGCGAAGCAGACATCGACAAACTTTACGATGCTTGGTGGCGCTGCTTCGGTCGCTCTCGGTAACATCGCGTCCAAGGCGATCATGGCCGGCGGCTCGATGCTCACCTCGTTTGCGTTCGGTCCGATTCTGGACGGTTTCCGGGAATATGAAAACCAGCTTAATGCAGTCCAGACCATTCAGGCGAACACGTTCTCCAAGGGTGAGACGGTCTCTACGATTAACGCAGCCCTCGATGAGCTGAACAAGTACGCGGACCGAACGATCTACTCGTTCAGTGAAATGACCAAGAACATTGGTATGTTCACCTCGGCGGGCGTAGGTCTGAAGGAATCAGTCTCCTCGATTAAGGGTCTCTCGAACGTCGCAGCTATGTCTGGTGCTTCTTCAGCCCAGGCAGCTACGGCAATGTACCAGCTTTCGCAGGCACTCTCGACGGGTGTGGTTAAGCTTCAGGACTGGAACTCGATCGTTAACGCCGGTATGGGTGGCGAGCAGTTCCAGGAATCGCTGAAGCGAACCGCCCGCACCTATGGCGTAGCCGTCGATGATATCATCAAGGCAAAGGGTTCATTCCGGAACTCTCTGGCTGATGGATGGCTTACATCTGAGATCATGATCGAGACTCTCGCGCAGTACACGGGAGATCTCTCCAAGGAACAGCTTCTCAACGCTGGTTACACTGAAGAGCAGACTGAGCAGATCATGAAGCTCGCCGAGACTGCGAATGACGCTGCGACGAAGGTTAAGACTTTCGCACAGCTCATGGACACGGTTGCGGAATCGCTTGGCTCTGGTTGGGCATCCCTGTTCCGTACCTTCTTCGGTGACTTCGAACGAGCTCGAACCCTGTGGACTGGTGTCAGCGATGTCGTCAATGGTGGAATCAGCGCGTTCTTCGATGCTCTTCAGGGTATCTTGGATCGCTGGGATGAACTCGGTGGATGGTATGAGTGGTGGTATGCCCTCATGGATCTGTGGAAGGCAGCCTCCAAGCCCATCATGGCGATCGGTCAGGCGGTCAAGGAAGTGTTTACCGGCGATGCCGGCGCGGCACTCTTCGAATTCTCGAAGTTCCTCCACCATGAAATCGCCAACTGGCTGATCATGTCTGACCAGATGGCTATGGATATCGGTCGAATCTTCAAAATGGTAGCCCAAATCATCTGGCCGGTGGTGAAGGCTCTGTTCGGCTTCGGCGCCGCAATCGCTCAAGTTGTTGTCGCCGTCATCAAGATCGGCTTGATCCTTGTCGGGGCTCTAGTCAAGCCGCTGCTGCAAATCGGCGGTAAGATCTCTGAGATCATCGACGTGTTCGCTAACTGGTTTAGCCAGATGACCGGCGGTGTTGATGTTCTAGGTGCGCTAGGTTCCGTCCTGAACACTGTGGTTGGATGGGTTCAGTCTCTCGCAGACTGGTTCGTCCAACTCGCGAGCCTTGCTATCGCACCGTTCTTCAATGGTATCCGAACTGTGGTCGAGGCGATCCTTCCTCCGATCGGAGAATTCTTCGGTGTTCTCAAGGATGCCGTCAAGAATGTCTTCGGGCCACTTATTGGAGGACTGACCGGTCTCGGTGGATCTTTCGAGGCCTTCCTGAACGACACTTCTAGCCCATTCGGCAAGATCACCAAGATCGTGCAGGACTGGGGCGTCTCCTTCTACAAGACTATGGAAGGTGTCGCCAAGGAAATTGGTCCGAAGTGGTCGGCGAAGGCTAAGGCTTTTGGAGAGTCAATCAAGCCTATCACTGAGACTTTCGGAAAGTCGCTAGGTGCCTCAATCGGGAATGCATCTAAGGCTCTCGGTCAATTCTGGGAGAATTCCCAGCCCGGTCTACTCCTAGCTTGGAACGAAGTTATCAAGTCTGTCTCGGAGGGCTTCAAGAGGTTCGGGGAAAAGCTCAAGGAAGTCAAGGATCTTATCGCTGGCTTCTTTGCTCCTCAGATCTCAGCCATCAAGAACTTCGGTCAGGCGATTGGAGATAGCTTTAAGCGCATCGGCGAAGGTCTTAGCTTCAGCTCAGCTTTCTCTGGAATCTCCAAGGGCTTCAAGTCCATGATGGATTCCTTCGGGCCGCTGGGCGAGCTTGTCAACATCGTTGTCGAGCTGTTCGTTAAGCTCGGTGCTGCGCTGTCAAAGATGAAGGATCAAATCTTCGAAGGTGTATCCACGTCGGGATCCGCGCTCAACAAGGTTCTCGGCGGGTTTGCACAGACAGTTCGAAGCGCATTCGACGCTTTCGGCATCCTAGGCGCAGTCCTAGTATCAGTGGCTAAGGGTTTCACGGCTCTAGCCACGGCAGCCATGACTGCAATTGCGGCTCTGATCGGTGGACTCACGTCGGGTCTCGGTGCAATCAAGGACTTTGCGTCCAGCTCTGAGGCGTTTGCTTCATTCAAGAAGAACATTGGTACAGCCCTAACTAACACGGGGCACATGATCAAGGACTTCTGGCTTGGACTCGGAGATAGTCTGAAGTCGCTGTCACTTAGTGACATTCTTACGGGTGCTCTACTTGGTGGTGGCCTGGGTATGGGCTTCAAGACCCTCCAGAACCTTCTTGGTGGATTCCAGAAGATCACCGACTCGGCAAGTGGCCTTATGGGTAAGATCAGTGGTGTATTTGGGGAGCTTAAGACTGCCCTTAGCACGCTGACTGAAGCTATCAAGGCTAAGACCCTTCGAGATATTGCCGTTTCCATCCTGATTCTGGTTGGCGCACTATTCATCTTGGCTATGCTTCCCGCTGAGAAGCTAATCCAAGGTGCAATCGCCATCGGAGTCCTGGCTAAGATCCTCACCACTGCTCTGACCAGTCTGTTCTCAATCAAGACAGACCTTAAGAAGATGAGCGCCATATTCGGGGCCATCTTCATGCTTAGCGGCGCGCTGGTCGCGATGTCTATCGCCGTTGCGATTCTGGGTTCTATGGATATTAAGGCTCTCGCGCAGGGCCTTCTCGCTATCGGACTCATGATCGAGGGTATGAAGAGGGTTGTCGATAAGCTGGCATCAAGCGAGAAGAAGATGGTTTCTGGTATAGCATCACTACTGGGTATGGCGGTTGCAATCAACCTGTTGGTCGCACCGGTTGCCCTTCTTGGTCTGCTACCTACCGGAGTCATCGTCCAAGGCTTGATTTCAGTCGGCCTACTGATGGCAGGTATCGCGCTATTCATCAAAATGCTAGACGAACACAAGGATTCCCTGGGACAGATGGTTGGCATGGCTATCCTGATCAACCAACTCGCAGGGGCTATTGCTGTTCTAGCTGGTGTTGTAACGGTCCTTGGCTCACTTCCGACGGCGAACCTAGTTCAAGGTCTTGTGGGGTTGGCTGTTGCCGCTGGTATTATAGCCGCGGTTATGTGGGTTATGTCTGAGACTATGTCTAAGATCCCACCGACAGCCATTCTAGGCGCCTTTACCATGCTAGTTATAGCGGGGGCCATGCTTCTAACCGCAAGGGCTCTCGAGCAGATCGGGGCAATCCCATGGGATCAACTTCTCATGGCGGCTTACAAGATGGGCATGGTTCTAACCGGAATGATCGTAGCTGCGAACATGGCCGCTGAGGGTGTAATGGGTGCTGTGGCAGTCACGATGCTTGCATATGCGTTTAAACTTCTGGCAGAATCCATGCTACTACTCGGCCAGATGGACGGTCCCACTCTCGGTATGGCGCTCCTTGCCATCGGTGGCGGTTTGGCAGTCCTATTGGCTGCCGCGGCTATCGCACAGATGGTGGTCCCCGGCCTTATCGCGCTTACGCTAGCTATCGCTGCTATTGGTGCTATTGTACTCGGGGTTATCGGTGGTATTACACTGCTTGTAATCGCGTTTACAGCATTCATCAGTATAATCAGCCTAGCGGGTCCCGCTATCGGTACTGGTATCGTTGCAATTGCTTCTGGTATTGCAGCGGGCGCGGCTATCATCGCAGCTGCATCCCCGGCGATCGAGGCTGCTCTAGTTGGCGTGGCAAATGCAGTTCGCAATGCCGCTCCTTCACTAGGTAAGGCACTGAAGGCCATGATCAAGGCTCTTGGTCCGGCATTGGTTGAGCTTATCAAAGTCTTGGGCGATGGTGTCAGGCAGCTTGCCGCTGAACTGATCCGTATCATCACCGAGCAGGGGCCCGGTCTAATTGGTGCCGCTATCGGACTCGTGGTGAGCCTACTGGATCAGCTTGTGGCTAACCTACCTACGATTCTCGTAAAACTCTTTACGATTCTCGACATGGTTCTCGCCGCTATCGATGGATATCTGCCTACATTTGCAGCTCATCTGCTCTCCTGGCTAACCTCGATCCTCGATTTTCTCCAGCAGTTGACTCCGCTAGTGCTCCAATTCGTTCTGAATCTGGTGATTAGCATCATCAATACTCTCGCCGAGGCTATTCCACAGATGGTCGAAGCCGGTGTTAACCTGATTAACGCATGGCTTACGGGCATGGCGAATATGGCGGCCGGGATTATTGATGCGGCGTTCAACGCTCTGATCACGTTCATTAATGCATTCTCGAATGCGATTGATCAGCGCGGTCCCGAGCTAAAGGCTGCGGTGTGGAAGCTGGTCAACAGCATCAAGAACTTCCTATTCGGCGACATTAACAATGTTGCAGGCAGCATCGGATCTCATGCGATGTCCATCGGTGGTAACATCATCGATGGCATCAAGAATGGTATCAACAACGCCAAGAATGCGGTCCTCAACCTGATGCGCAATCTTGCGTCTAGCTGTCTCGATACAGTTAAGAGCTTCCTTGGTATTCACTCACCGTCAAGGAAGTTTGCCGAAATCGGTAAGTTCATGATGCTTGGTATGAGCAAGGGTCTAGATGACAACGAAGATCTCGTGTACCGCGATCTTAAGGACATCTCTGATAAGATTCTGGACGCCATGGATCTCAATACGGATTACGCACCTGTGATTAAACCCACGGTTGACACATCCGAGATTCAAAGTCTCCGGGATCTTGAACTCAGTGGAGTCCATGCGTCTGTCATTGGCTCTTCCGTTCAAAATGGCAGCCAAATGCAACAGGAACTCAGGGCTCTTCGCGAGGAGCTACGCAACAACCAGACCCCAACAGTCTTCAACCAGTACAACACGTCTCCAAAGGCGCTCGACCTGAACGAAATTTATCGTCAGACCGAACGTCAGATCGAACGAATGAAAAGGATTTGATCGTCATGCCCATCTCACGAATCTCACTTTGGTCTACTGTCGACCTCAAAAGACTAGAATTCGACCTAAACGTCATTCAACAGGGATGGGTGGCTCAAATCATCGAGGGTACGTTCGGTGATAAAACTAGCTTTAGTTTTACGGATGGTAATCTTACGAGTGTCGAGTCTTCAACTATTGACATCAACGTTCGTCTTACACCCGTAGTTACTATCACCGAGCGTACCCCCGAATCGATTCTTAATTTTCTTGCCGGAATTGCTAGAAAAGCTGATCTAACTGTAACCGATACAGACATTCCCGGTCTAAGTATTCAATACACGACCCAAAACGACGTATCGACTGCGAGACTTTTGGAAGCCCCCTCTTCTAACTGGTCTCAAAGATGTATCATTAGGGAGATCAAGTATAACTACTCTGAAAACCCAGCCACAATCGAGTTTACTATTTCAACAACAAAGCCTTTCCTAAGAGGTTCAGTTCTTGATTTTTACTATAAACTGAAAAGTACACCCAAAGCTGAATCTCAGTCTCAGTTTAACACCATCTTTAATCGACTAACGGAGTTGAATGTGTCTGGAGATATTGAGGGGCTAGCACTAGCACTACCTCCGGGCTACAAAGGCAATTCTAGAACCGTAACTGTCGATAACTTCCCTTACAAAATGTATGTCCGCACCGAAGACGCGACCAAAGCATGTGAAGCATGGATTAATACGTCTGTCGATGGACGTAAAACATTCACGTTTGTAGGGGGTTCGAACAGCCAAACCTCATATGCATACATCGAACAAGCATACCCTGTATTTAGTGCCAATGTAGTCAGGAATGTTATAGCTAACTACGGTGATAGGGGGTATCAAATGACTATGCCGCAAGGAAAGGCAAGTTCCTGGGTTAGATTTGTACATATGAAACGAGGTCTGTAACCAATGCCAACTATGGTGCAAGTCCATAAACCAAGGACTTCTCAGTTTGACAACTACCCGGTCTTTGACCTTCTAATCAACCAAGATCTAAAGACCTCGTCTCTAAAATTTAGGTCTACCGATCCCAACGCCCCTGTTCCAGGTAGCCTAGTTGCCGTTTTTTCAGCAGCAAACTTAGCGTTCATCGTCGAATCCGTAACAACGGACTTCAATGGTGTCGTAGAGGTTAACTGCGTATCGGCCTGGGAGTTTCTAAAGCGTAGAAGTTGGCAGTCGTATGCCAAAAGAGACACTTTTAAACCCAGGTCAGATGGTCAAACATATTATAATTTCTTCAGATGGATGAATTCTACTCCAAATCAGAGAATGGGTTTCAATTGGGCTAGCTCACTTCCTTATACGGATCTTAATGATGTAGACGTGGAACCATCTACATCAGTTTACGATCTGGCATGTGATATTATTGCTAGCCGAAACCTGGCACTAGTTTCGACCATCGTGCCCTATGCATCGAACTACGGAGTCACTGAGGTAGATCTAGCACTTTTGGATCTAGATCGGCAAACTTCATTCGTATCTATTAATGGCATGGATTATGTGAAGGCTTCGTTCACGAGACGACTCCCTGAAAATCCGACACACTGGACGATTATCGATACTTACGATTCTGGAAACTATAAGGTTTCGTCCAGAGGCAACATTCGAACATGGCGGCAGAATCACGCGTACATGTTTGATAGCCATGAGTACAGCGGCCCATATCGTTACGAGACCGCTATTCAAGGCGATTCTAAGAAGAATTGGGGACCACTTACTATTGGTATTAGACCCGGAGAACTAAAGACATCAGCCGTCGAGGTTGATAAACTAGAGGGCGAGGACTTTAGTAATTTGACTATCGGGCGGCCGGTATCATTCTCTGCTCTTGGTATGTTTGTCACCGGATATGTTATCAGTAGATCCATCAGCGGTGGCCAGATCACAAACTATTCGGTCAAAATCCAGCCTGATCACTTCTATAAGGACGGGAGGGACGTCACGGGAGAATGGATGTAGGACGACTCATTGAAGTTCTCCTACCTTTAGGTTCGGCACTTCTTGGGGGCTCAGGACTATGGGCTTGGCTGCAAGCTAAGTCGACTAAGAACCATGCTGAGGACGACCTTCTTATCGGAATAGCTCGTTCGCAAATCATAACGCTCGGTAGGTACTACATCGAGAGAGGGTATATCCTAATCGATGAGTACGACGACTTTTACAATTATTTGTATAAGCCGTATGTGAAAATGGGCGGCAATGGATTGGGGAAAAGGATCTTCGAAGAGGTCGAAGATCTCCCAATGCTACCTAAAGGTAGCGACGGAAGGAAAGAAATATGAAGAACACACACTACGATGTTCTGAAGAACATTGGCCTGCTGTGGATTCCCGCACTGGCAACGTTCGTGAACACCGTCGGTATGGTGTGGGGGATCCCCTACACCAATGAGGTTACGGCTACCATCACTGCATTCGGGGTTCTCCTCGGAGCAGGTCTCAAGGTCAGCTCCAACCGCTACACACCGCCGGTCGACGGTGATCTTGTCGTCACCAAGCACGACGAGGTCTATGCTGATTTCCCAGCAGAGCCCTCTCGATTCAATGACGGCGACACTATTACAATGAGGGTCACCAAGCCCTCCGGGCCTTCGGTCTAATAAAAACACGGGCTATAGTGAGAAGTACTCACTAGAAAGGAGCATTCTATGCCCAATGTCGAACGCCTCTACGAACACGAGGACCTCGAGAACGAGGTTCTTAACTGGCTCGTCGGGGAAGACCCATCGACAAATGAGTACAGCACCGCTGTCAATAATCTCGAAAAGCTGCATCGGCTTGCTAAAGATTCAGATCTTAAGCAGAAGCTGATCCCCTCTTCGGAGACTATTGCAAACGGAGCTGTCTATTTGCTGGGTCTCCTCGCCGTTCTCAGCTACGAACAGACTCACGTCCTCGCCTCTAAGGCTTTCGGAATGCTGAAGTTCCGTCGCTAGAACTCAACTTCCCAAAAGACCTATAATCCCAGAAAAACCTGGGGTTATAGGTTTTTCGCAAAAACTACGCGGGACATAATGAGAACCATCACCCTCTATGAAAGGACGCATCATGCTTAGCATTATGTTCTTCGCAATCATCTTTCTGTCTCTGTCCCTCATTGCCGCATTGATCAAGATTGCCCAGTATAAGGCTCGGATCGATAAGATCCAGCACACACTCTGGGTTGCTTTTGACAACGCAGGCCTCTTCAACGGGACCGAACTTCTTGATGTAGTCATGCGAGACATCTGGCACGCGCTTTATGACTGATCTCTCACCTATAACCCAAACATGGGTTATAGGCTTTATGCGCAAAATCTACACGGAGTATGATGAGAACTATCAACCTCTATGAAAGGACTAACAATGTTCACCTACTCTCGTCTGCTCGACGTCTACTACATCTCCCCCGAGAACCTCTACGCTCTCGCGATTGGTGTTGGCATCGGAGCGCTCATCCTCGTAGGCTTTGTTGTTGCCGGACTCATCGAAATCGTTAAGGGACTCATCAACCTTCCCAAGGAAAAGAAGGCTGCTGAGGAACTCGACGAGCTTCGTTCGATCAAGGCAAAGTACAATGACCTGCGTGAGATCGTGCTCTCCGATCCGAACCTTCGCGCTGCGTACGCTGGTCTTCTCGCGGATGGTGAGTGATGTCACCGAGAAGTGACACCATCCTCAGATCACAGCTCTCACCTATAACCCAAACATGGGTTATAGGCTTTTGCGCATTTATTACGGTTCCTATAATGAGAAGATTACTCTCTACAAGAAAGGAACCACCATGTTCATCCAGACCCTCATCGCCATCGTCGGTATTGCTTTCTTCGCTGCCTCCTCCGCGCTCTACTACACGCGAATGTTCAGCTGAAGCACCTAGACTTCACATAAGGGTCTAAAGGACGAAACTCCACCTTTAGACATCTCTCGCCTATACACCTTACATGGTGTATAGGTCTTTAAAAAATACACGTCCCATAATGAGAACCAACCCCTCCTGAAAGGACCAAATCATGTCTGTCAAGATCCCTCTCTCTTACGCTGTTGCTGGCGCATTCAGCATCTTTGCGCTCTCCGCCGCCTACGGAATGGAGTGGCAGAAGAAGTACTACAAGAAACTCTTCAAGCTCTCCTTCACTTCCAAGGACGAGATGACACGCAAGTTTGCTAACCAGCTCATCTTCGAGGATCTTCGCGTTCGATTTGAACCCGTACCCGAGGATAACTAACCTCTCGCCTATACACCTTACATGGTGTATAGGTCTTTCGCGAAAATTACACGTCCTATAATGAGAACCATCAACCTCTATGAAAGGACTAACCATGTCTACCGTCATCACGTTCATCATTGGTGCCATCGCTGTCGTGCCATTTTGGTGCGCGATCGGAGCCATCCTTCACGCGTTCGATGTCGATCAGAAGATCATCCCGATCTGGACCGACCCGTTCGAGTGGAAGCTGGTACCCGCATACGTGCTCATCATCATGCTTGCACTGCCCGCGATCGGCGCCTACACCATCGTGAAAGTCGCACTGGACAAAGCGTTCAACCGTTGATCCACTCACCTATAACCCATACACGGGTTATAGGCTTTTCAGATCAGCTCCGCAAAAAATACTCGCTACATAATGAGAACTAACCCCCTCAAGAAAGGAACTCTCATGTCCAAGACCACCGAAATCGAAGAGACCCCTGAGAAGGCCCCTCTCCTGAACCGCATCAGCGAGTTCGCGGAGAAGAGCGTCCCCGTTGCTAAGGCTGCTGCCCTTGGCTCGGTCGCGCTTTTCCTCGGCGGACTCACCGTCCTGTCGTTCAAGAACGGAGGCAACTCGGACTCCGACTCGGAAGAGTGACATCTTCCTCTGAGATCATTCTCGCCTATACACCTTACATGGTGTATAGGTCTTTAAAAACATGGGCTATAATGAGATACATCCACTAGAAAGGAACCCCTCATGTCTAGCTCAACTCGTAACATTGCCCTCATTGCAACGTCAACCCTATCCATAGCGCTGTTCTACAGGTGTCTATACCTGGCTGGCCTCGCGGAAGGTATTCGAAAGTCTCGAGACGTCGATATTCGACTGATCAAATTGGAGACTGCGATTGCCTACCGTAAACGTGTCAACAAGGTATTGGATATCTGCGTCGACAGCGGGATGGACGGCGACAACTTGAAGGCTATCGTTGATCTCACCAGCGGACCTCTTAGTTAACATCTCGAACCTATAACCCATACACGGGTTATAGGCTTTTCATGAAAAGGAGCAACTATCATGACTATTTTCCTAGGTATTCTGCTCGCAATCTGTGGAGCATGGATTTTCGTGTCTGTATATTACTTGAAGAGTATGTACCTCGAGCTCGATTATCTCAGGATTGAAAACGTGGCGCTCAAACTGAAGCTGGCGGAGTTGATTGGAAAGTTTGATGATTAAGCGTAAAGTCTACAATATCGACGAGGTTGATCTCACAATCCCTCCCGGGGGTATTGTATCGGTGTCTCCGTACTGCAGCCACCCATATCCGGTCAATAAGCTGGAGATGGTTGCCATGGGTATCTTCATCGAGAAGTATATCAAGGGCGCTCAGGTACACATGTACAGCGGATACCCTTACAACCACGACGACGTCAGTTTTCGAAACTCCAATGGCGAGTTAATCGTAATCAATCAAGATTTCGCAGATATACCTGGAGTTTCATACGCCATCGTCCCTTACCGCGTAGCCAATTCTCCCGTTCGTACCGCATTCGCAAAGAATTTTATCATTGTCGATAAAAGCGTGAGTACGATCGACTATCTTGCGGTCCCATCGATCGACGTTGGGGCCGATGCTCGCTTCATCCCGATTCGAGCTGAATCCATTATTGACCCCGACCTCCGTTTCGCAATCGACTCCCTTTGAGAGGAAACTACAATGGAAACCTTCGGTACCATCATCATGCTCATCATCATCCTCGCCTTCTTCACCTTTATGGCGATCATCAACGCGATCTCCAAGATCCTCGGCGGCGGTACTGGCAAGATCGCTGCTACCGGCTTTATTGGATTCCTCCTTCTCAAGGCCTTCGGCCCGAAGTTTGAGAAGTACATCGAGGAATACCGCAACCGCAACAACTGAATATTCCCCAGTAGGAACCCCATCCTTTGAAAGGAAGCATAACCATGAGTCTCAAGTACATCGCCCGAAGCGTCCTCAATTGGTGCAAGGCGAACCCCCAGATCTTCATCACTGGTCTTGGCATCGCGTCTGCGATCGCCACGTCCATCACCTCTGGCAAGTGCCACGTCAAGGCCATCAAGGCTGACGAGCTCAACCCCTCAGCCAACCTTCTCGACTTCGCTAAGCGGAACTGGAAGTGCTACGTTCCCGCTGCCATTTCCCTCGGCACCACCATTCTCGCGTTTGGTGCCCTTCACGGGGCGACGGAGAAGAAGTACCAGGCACTGGCTGCCGCATATTCGGTCTCTCAGCTTGATCTGTCCACTCTTCGGGAGAAGATGGCCGAACAGGTGAAGGTCCTCAAGGAGGGCGCTACCGAAAAGGACAAGGAAGTAGCCACCAAGAAGCTCCCTGAAAGCACTATGGTTATTTTTGGGGACGAGCAGGTGCTTTGTGTGGATGCAATCACCGGTCGGCGCTTTCGCTCGACCCCTGAGCTTCTTCGAAAGTACTGCAACAACATCTCAGAAGACCTTCTGAACTACGGGGCGTGCCCGCTGAACGATTTCTACTCTCAGATCAACCTGAGCCCTGTCGATGTTGGCGACGAGCTCGGGTGGGAAGGAGGTCAGACCATCGAGCCTCAGTTCATGCCCGTTATCACCGATAGCGGATCACCCGCGATTAAGGTCGCCATCAGTCCCGCTCCTCAACCCAATTGGTTCAAGATCGGTTGAAGAGCTGTGACCAAGAACAATACGGTCACTTTCACCGATGAACCAATAGAGTACACAAACCCTCCCGAAACGTGGCCGAGCGATAAAAACACGTCCCATAATGAGACCTAACCCTCAAGAAAGGACCCATTATGTTCGCATTCGGATTCATGCTTGGTTTCTTCGGCATGTGCTCAGCCCTAGATCCCAACCGTCTTCGGAAGAAGCAACTCAAGAAATCCAAGAATTGAGACTGCTCTCGCCTATACACCTTACACGGTGTATAGGTCTTTAAAAATACACGCCGCATAATGAGAACTACCACCTTTGAAAGGACTCATTATGTTCAACCGTGTCTCCGGAATTTCTCTCCTTGTTGTCTCCGCTGGATCCATCGCGTACCAGCTGGTTAAGCGGCATCGTGAAAACGAAGAGGCCCGACGCCGTGCGCGTATTGAAACTGAGCGAATCATCGATCAGCTCAAGGAATTCAATGCTCGCATTGCTGAAGGCCCGTCGATCAACGAACTGCTTGACAAGCTCGGCGAAGGATTCAACACCAACGCTGAGGAATCCACTGCTGGTCGAAACATCTGACCTCACAATTCTCACCTATAACCCAAACATGGGTTATAGGCTTTCACACACTTGAAAGGAACATCACACCATGAAGCGAGTCATCGCATCCCTCGGCCTCGGTGCCGTTATTGTCGGGGGTATGATCAACCCGGCAATTGCTGAGGATTCTCAGCGAATCCACGCCGAGATCACCAAGACAACCAGCGCATCTCGTCAGACGACCTCAGAGGTCAGCGTTGCTGGCACCTGGTCCGTCGAGAAACTGGCGGTTGGCCAGTTCTTCACTGTCTCTGCCGAGCCTAATCCTGCGAATGGCGAGATTCCGTTCGCATGGGCTGCGTCATTCCCGTTCACCCTCGATGACGGGACCCGTATCGGCGAGTGCGACGCTACTCAAATGACCATCACCTGTAAGGTCACCGAGGTCCCCGCTGCTTACGCTGATAAGACCGACGTAAAGGGCACCTGGTGGGCCAAGGCACGTATTCAGGATGGCGCCGTCGGTACGACCGAAGGTACGATCGTCCTGAACGGCAAGGCTGACAAGAAGATCGTGTGGGGAGACGCTGAGGGAACTGGCGTCTGCTCGAACGATTGTGATTCCCCGGTCCATTTCGAATACGCTCGGCCGGAGAATCTTAAATTCGGCTGGAACAACAGTGATGGTACAGTCGGTTGGGGTATCAAGTGGATCGCAAATGGCGGTACTGAATATACCGTCAAGGACTTCGACTCACGACTGAACACTTCGGTCAAGTGCGCGACCAGTGATACTTGGGATCCTGCGACGACCAAGTACGTGACGGCCGATCAGATTGATGATAACACGATCAAGTTCGTGGCCCCCGAGGGTTCTAAGGTCTGCATCACCTACCCGCCCGAGGCGACTGTGGTCCCTGAAGGTCAGAATAGTGTCACCAACCACGCCGAGGTTAACGGCATGAAGCTGGAAGCTACCACTACCATCAAGTCTAGTGGCGGCACCAATGGTGATGGATCGGTGAAGCCTGAGCCTAAGCCCTCTGAGACTACTCCTGCTCCTAAGCCTTCCGAGACCACCCCGGCCCCGAAGCCTTCTGAGAAGCCTACCCCTGTTCCTTCCACCTCTACTCCTACCCCTAAGCCTAGTGTGACGACCCCTGCTCCGAAGCCGAGTGTTACAACCCCGGCGCCCAAGCAGAACGTTACCCCGGCTACCCCCAAGACCAGCGAGCAGCCTAAGCTCGCTAAGACTGGTGCATCGGCTGCGATCGCCGGTGCTCTGGCACTCCTGCTGGCGCTTCTCGGCGTTGGCCTTCTCTCTATCTCCCGAAAGGATACCCACTGAAATGCAGTCCATCAAGGTTACTTACGAGTCTTTCGACGGCGAAATGGTCGACGAGGAACTCTACTTCCACCTCTCCAAGGGCGAACTCACTGAAATGGAGCTCAAGCGCTACCCGCTCAGTCTGAAGCTGGCTCGAGTCACTTCCGGCAATGGTGGCGCTATGGATGCTTATGAGCTCATGCGTGAGTTCATCGAGTGCTCCTACGGTCAGCGTTCTGCGGACGGTCGTCGTTTCATCAAGGATGAGGCGGAGACTCGTGCATTCATGATCTCGCCCGCCTACGATGCTCTTCTCGACAAGCTCATCAATGACGACAAGTTCGCGTACAAGTTCATGAGCGGTCTCTTCCCGAAGGACGTCATGGAGAAGGCTCAGAAGCTCATTGACGAGAACCCCGGCAAGACCCCCGGTGAGCTCCGTGCAATTGCGGAGGCTCAGAATGGCTGACGTGGTTCCCATTGAACCTTCGTCCGGCTCTCTCCCTGGAAACTCTGATAAGTCCAGGGAGGGGGCCACCCCCGCCAAGAAGGAAACGAAGGTCATCGCCAAGGCGAAGGTCAGCAAGACGAGCCCGATTAAGGAAGCCCTTAAGACGTTCTTCGTCAATGACCTGCCTGACATCGCAAATCACCTCGTGGTTGATGTTGCGATCCCCGCTGCTAAGAATGCTATCACCGACATGGTGACACAGGGTATTCAGCAGCTTCTCTACGGTGCTGTCGACGTCAATCGTGGGCGTGGTGGCACCTACACGTCGTACGGGTCCTCTTCTCGTACGACTTACACCCGCGGAGCTCCGAACAACGTTCGATATTTGGAGCCCCGCAACGCAGTGCGTCAGAACACCCTCCGAGTCGATGATCTCATTTTCGACTCCAAGGCTGACGCGACTGAGGTGATTGAATACCTGGCTGAAACCATCGAGCGTTATGGTCAGGTCTCGGTCGCCTCGCTATATTCTTCTGTCGGTATCCAGCCCAAGTATACCGACGAGCGTTGGGGTTGGACGACCCTTGACGCTTTCGAGCTGCGATCCTCCCGTGATGGTTGGATCATCGTTTCGGAATCCCCGGAACCCATCAAGTGACTTATATTTTCGAAAGGAGCCATTATGTCTATTAGCACCTTCTTCTACACAACCATGGGTCGCGTCTCCAAGCACGCTCCCACCATCCTCAGCGTCGGCGCATCCATTGGTGTCGTCGCAACCTCTGCTCTGGCGTGGCGGGCCGGACGTACCTTCGAGGACGTCGAGTACCGTAACTACGAGCGCGTCAAGGCTTGCCAGGATAAGGCTGACGAGATTCCTGATGAGCAGGTCCCCGCGATTGAGCGCAAGAACCGTATGCTCTTCGCTCTCGACGCTGCTCGTCATATCGCGCCCACCGTCATCATTGGTGGCACGACGATCGCCATGATCTACTTCTCCAACTCCATCTCGCGCAAGCGTATGGCCGCTCTGAGCGCTGCATATTTCACTGTGCAGAACGCCTTCGACAACTACAGGAAGAAGATGGTGGATACGCTGGGTAAGGAGACCGTCGACAAGATCGTGGCTCCGAAGCTTCCTAATTACGGGAAGACTGCCGAGGAGATCCTCAATGACGATAACCCTAACGATGCTGGGGACGTACTCGACGCAGTCCTCTCCATGGTCCGAGAGTGCTCACCGTACGCTCGGGTTATTTCCGAGACGTCGTCTACCGCGTGGGATCCCAACGAGGATTACACCACGATGAACCTCACCGAGATTCAGGCGTGGGCTAACCGTCGCCTTCAGAAGAAGGGTCACCTCTTCCTCAACGAGGTCTTCGATCAGCTCGGTCTCTCCCGCATGAAGGAGGGGGCCCTGGTCGGATGGCTCAAGAATGGTGATGGAGACGGCTACGTGTCGTTCGGTGATATTGAGGGCTCGATCTACCGAGTCCCCGATTACGAGCGCAAGTCGATCCATTCCAACGTTGTTCTCGACTTCAATGTCGACGGAGTGATCTGGGATAAGATCTGAAAATGATGTACCTACCCTGGCTTATTAAGCGAGGGTGTCTCGACGATTACCGTGGCCTTGCCTCAGTGTGGGATGAGCTCGAGTTCGTTTGGTATATTCCTGAAGATGGAGACAAGGCTGAACAGGCCCTCCGTATGCGGGATGAATACGCTTACGAGTTCGATCGCGATATTCCGAGGCAAGGTCCGGTGTCGTTCCTTGAGGTGTTTGTGTCAATCACAGACTCCTTGACCGCTATGGTTTACCAAGACCGACCTGATTTCACTCGGTCTATCTTGATGAACTTGGGGGTCTCTGATGCAGTTGACTCGATGTTCTTTGGGCCTGAGTTGTACGCTCGGGCTCTTGACAGTGCAGAGACAGTGATGTACAGGACCTACCAAATGAACGGCGCTGGCGGGCTATTCATGGTCCCGGGCGCCCAAATGCTAGAGACACCCCTACGCGATCAAATGATCATCTGGGCAAACCATTACGATCCATACCACTAGAAAGGAGGTGAGTATGGATTTCTATAGCATCGAAACCTCTCCGGTAAGAGGACAAGCCGGACAGTTGGCTGCATCACCTGATTTCATCAATGGATATTCTCGAGATATCATGATTAACAGGGGTGAATTCGTTGCTGTGTGGGATCCCGACAGTGAGCTGTGGACGAAGAAAGAGCACAAGATCATTGACTTGATCGATTCTGATGTCCTATCTTATGTCGAAGACGCGGCTAAGCGTCACATTAACTTGCTTCCTAGACTCTGTCGACGTGACGGAGACGGTGTGTGGAAGAAGTATCGCCTATGGACCAAGAACATGGTCGATACCGATCATCCGCTCGATCGTAAGCCTATATTTGCAGACACTCCGATTAGACAGGAGGATTACGCGTCATTCAGACTGCCGTACTCCCTGTCCGATGCAGAGCCTGTGAATTGGAACAAGCTCGTCGACACTCTCTATGACCCTGAGGAACGAGAGAAGATCGAATGGGGTATTGGGGCTATCCTCACCGGTGATTGCCGTAAGATTGACAAATTCCTTGTCTTCTACGGCGAACCTGGATCGGGTAAGTCCACAATCCTGAATGTCATGCAATCGCTATTCGGCGATTACGCAACCGCGTTCGATTCTGAATCTCTCGCTCAGCGCAGCAATGCATTCGCCCTGTCTGCATTCGCTGACGATCCTCTGGTCGCAGTAGAGCATGATGGTGATCTGAGTAAGATCGAGACCAACACTCGTCTTAACTCGATCATCTCTCACGAAGTCCAGCTGGTCAACGAGAAGTTCAAGAAACCTCGCCCGGTTCGGATCTCTACGATGCTACTCATGGCATCGAACAACCCCGTCAAGATCACCGATTCAAACTCCGGTATTCCACGACGACTCATTGATATTTACCCTTCGAATAGACGTATTCCGATTGGTGAGTATCGAAAGATCATGTCTGGTGTATCCGGAGAACTCGGGGCTATCGCCAATCACTGTATTTCTGTGTACCGTAGTCTGGGCCCTGACTACTACAAGGATTACAGGACACAAGTCATGATGGGCGAAACCAACCCTGTCTACAACTTCATGTTTGAGATGTATGACGACTACTCCACTCGAGAGTTCGTCACACTCGCATCTGCATACATGGAGTATAGGAATTACGCAGAGGCATCCGGTCTGAACTGGGTCATGCCGAAGCATAAGTTCCGCACCGAGATGAAGCATTACTTCAACGAGTTCCATGAGCGCTGCAGAGTTAATGGCACTCGTCAGAGGAATGTATATTCTGGGTTCAGGACAGAGCTCTTCGAATCGGGGGATCTCGTCGCTCGACCGGTGGAGGACGATTCGTGGCTTGATCTGAAGCCGATGGACCGCACTCCGTTTGACGATATTTTCGCAAACCAGCCGGCCCAGTACACATCCACTCAAGGAACACCCAAAGAACCTTGGGATTCAGTCACAACTACACTCAAAGATATCGATGCATCGAGGCAACACTACGTCAGGCTTCCTGAAGAGTATGTTGTCATCGATTTCGATCTGAAGGGAGAAAACGGTGAAAAAGATCTACATCGCAACATTCGCGCTGCTAGCGCTTGGCCTCCGACGTTTGCGGAAGTCTCGAAGAGTGGTGGAGGATTACACCTCGTCTACCGATACACTGGTTCTAGTGATACCCTTGCCGAGTATTCGCCGGGTATCGAAATCAAGCGCTTCCGAGGAAAAGCTTCCTTGCGCCGACGACTTTCGCTCGCGAATGATCTGGAAGTCGCAGAGTATGTGCAGCAGCTGCCCGAGAAAGCAAAACGAATGATCAATCCTCAGCACGTTAAGGATGAGAACCACCTTCGTGCTCTCATCGCGAAGGCGCTACGTAAAGAGGTGCACGCATCGACAGCGCCCAACGTCGACTTCATCAAGCAGGTCCTGGACGATGCATATTCGTCTGGGATCACGTACGATGTGACCGATGCTAAGAACGCTGTGACCTCATTCGCCGCTAAATCTACGAACCAGGCTGAGCGGTGTTTGAAGGTCGTGCAGTCGATGCACTTCATGTCTGAAGACAAGATGGAAGTACAGGAAGACGGAGACGGACCGATTGCGTTCTTCGACGTCGAGGTATTTCCTAATCTCTTCATCGTCTGTTACAAGTATCCCGGGGAGCCGGTCCGACGCTTCTTCAACCCTTCTGCTGAAGATGTCAAGAAGCTCATGGGACTTCGACTCATCGGGTTCAACAACCGCAAGTACGACAACCACATCATGTACGCTGCATCGCTCGGATATTCTAATGAAGAACTGTTCGAGCAGTCTCAGCGCATCATTGAGAACAAGGCGAATGCCACATTCCGAGAAGCGTACTCCATGTCCTACACGGATATTTACGACTTCTCCACGAAGAAGCAGTCGCTGAAGAAGTGGGAAATCGAACTTGGTATTCACCACCAGGAACTCGGTCTACCTTGGGACAAGCCAGTCCCCGAGGAGCTATGGGAGAGCGCGGGAGATTACTGTGCGAATGACGTGGAAGCGACTGAGGCTGTCTTTAATCATCTTAGTGATGACTGGGGAGCCCGACAGATTCTGGCTAGTCTTTCGGGACTATCTGTTAATGACACGACCAACCAGCACACATGTGCAATCGTGTTCGGTCCAGACAGACGCCCCGACAAGAGCAAGTTCGTTTACACGGATCTCTCAACGATCTTCCCGGGATACACCTTTGACAAATTCAAGGGATCTTCCTACCGTGGTGAAGACCCCGGGGAGGGAGGGTATGTATACTCCGAACCCGGTTACTACGAAGATGTTGTGCTCCTAGACGTCGCGTCGATGCACCCGACATCTATCGAGGAGCTTAACCTCTTCGGACCCTACACCAAGAAGTACAGTGAACTTAAGCAAGCTCGCATCGCGATTAAGCATAAGGACATGGATACTCTTGGTAAGCTGTTTGACGGTAAGCTTCTGTCTATCGCCAAGCAGTATGATCTGGACAAGCTTGGTACTGCTCTTAAGATCCCGATCAACTCGATGTACGGATTGACGAGCGCTAAGTTCGACAATCCCGCATGGGATCCTCGCAACATCGACAACATTGTCGCAAAGCGAGGGGCGCTGTTCATGATCGACCTCAAGCACTATGTGCAGGAGGAGCTCGGTCTGACTGTCGCTCATATTAAGACGGACTCTATCAAGATCCCGGGGGCCACACCTGATGATATTCAGAAGGTGATGGAATTCGGTAAGCGATACGGGTACACCTTCGAACACGAGGCCACCTACGCCAAGATGGTTCTCGTGAACAAGGCCGTCTACATCGCCAAGTACGCGTTCCCTCATGAAGGTGAGTGGACGGCTACTGGCAAGCAGTTCCAGGAGCCCTACGTCTTCAAGAAGCTCTTCACCGGAGAGCCGATTGAATTCGAGGACTACGTCCAGACCAAGCAGGTACAGACCGCCATGTATCTGCGCTTCCCTGATGGGGAGCCTCACTTCATCGGTAAGGTCGGTGCGTTCGTTCCGATCAAGCCCGAGAAGGGTGGCGGCGAACTCCTACGGGAGAACAAGGACGGCGAGATCAAGGACGCTGTCGTGGGTACTAAGGGATATTTCTGGAAAGAAGCAGAAGTAGTCAAGTACCTAAACCAGGAGCAGGACGTCGATACGTCTTACTCTGAAGCGCTCGCGGACGAAGCGCGCGCAGCCATTGAACAATTCATCAACTTCGACGAATTCGTCGCATAGAAAGGAAACTATTATGGCATCCGATATCTGCATTGAAGGCGCAAAGCTCTTCTTCCTGAACTTCTCCGGCGCAGCTTCTCGATTCAACAAGGAGGGTCGTCGAGAATTCTCGGTCGCGATCCCTCCGGAGCTCGTTGACGATCTCGTCGCCGACGGGTGGAACATCAAGTACGGTAAGGATAAGGACCGCAATCCCGACCCCGAAAAGCCGTACCTGACCGTTAAGGTCCGATTCGACTTCCGTCCTCCGGCAATCTGGATGATCACGGGTGGTCGAAAGGTCCTGCTCTCTGAAGAGACCGTTGGTTCTCTGGACGGCGTTACGATCAAGGCGGCTGACGTCGTGATCTCCCCGCACGTCTACGACTTCAATGGTAACAAGGGTATCTCTGCATACCTTAAGGAGGCGTACGTCATCGTTGACGACGAGACCAACTCGTTCGCTGCGAAGTACGCAGATCTGGACGTCTAACATTCCTGACGGGGGTGGGTTGTGTGTGGCCTGCCCCCGTCGTTAGGAGTAGGTGGAATGCTCGATGATGTAGACATTTGGGCACGTGTACCGAACTTCCCTCAATACGAAGTTAACAGGTTGGGGGATATTAGAAGGGTCTGTACTGGCATCCTGTTGAAGCCGTTCACTCGCAATGGCCAGACACTGTACGTCAGACTCTACAAGTCTTCCGGGACGGTATCTGAAAAGACTGTCGCCTCGGTTGTTTGGGCTGCCTTCTACAAGAGGTGGCCCACCGATTCCTTCGTCTGCCATGCTGATGGTGACGTTAGGAACAACGCTCTTACGAATCTATATTTAGGTTCAAGGGCAGATGTCAATAGAACAAGGCGGCGCCTAGATGACACAATCTGGGACCGCCTACAGAAGGAAGGAGAACTGGTTTATGGCTAACTGGTTCGAAACTGTGGTGCCCGATGATCGGGGTTGGAACTCCATCGACGCCACTCGTGAGAAGGTGTCCTCGGTTGACGCTCTCGGCATCACTGGGTACCTCGAGGCGGTCCTCTCGGATCCGATGAACCCTAAGTTCGACAACGACAACTTCACGGCCGTTGTGAACATCAAGAACGGTTTTATCCCCATTAACGGGGATTACACCGGGTTCTCGATCGAGATCAATGGTGAAATCAATGGCGAGCAGGTCAACAAGACTGTGCTCCACACTGACGACCCCAAGGCTGAGGTCTACATCTGGAACGTGAAGAAGCTCAACTTCGCGGTCAACGGTGCTTCCGCCGATGACGCATCCAAGCACACCAAGATCGATGCGGGTGATGACTACATCATGCGCATTAAGGTCGAGGGTAGCGACGCTGAGTCGGGTCCCGGTCCTCTGCAGTCGCACGAGCGTGGTAAGTACTGGGCCGAACACGCCGAGTTCAACCCGAAGATCACGCCGGCTGCTCTGGCGTCTATCAAGGCAGCACTCAACCGAGAAGCAGGAATGGATGTGCTCTGATGGCTAAGATCCCTGAAGACCTCAAGAAGGAACTCCTCAAGAATAAGGATCACTTCCAGTTCACGAAGTATGAACAGGAAATGCGTGAGATCAACGGAGGTATTTTCGGACTCGTGAAGAAGGCGGTCGGCAACAAGATTGCTGATGACCAGCCGTACACCTTCCGGATTAACTTCCAGAACGGTCGAATCGTCGGTGAGACATTCGATCCTCGTTTCTCCATCGAGAAGCTTGAGGGCCGTACCCCCACTACCGAATTCACCATGAAGGATGATTCGGATACGAAATACTACGAGCTCAAGCATCTCAGCACGGATTACGACGGCCAGATCGCCAATGGTGACTCATGGGTTGCTCGTATCAAGATGGTCAACTGGGTGATTAAGGAAGTCGTGATCAATCAGGACTTCGACGATCCCGAGGAGCGTAAGCTCATGAAGGATGCACTCATGCGTGGGTTTAAACGCCCCGAGCAGGTTTGAGTCTAGCGCTCACGTGAACTATATTTAGACGAAAGGCATCCTACATATGTTGGGCAGTGAATACTTCCTTCGCGGATTCGGTACAGTCAAGACTGAGTTCTCAACTCCTCTACGGGAGCAGACGCCTCCCGACTTCAAGAAGGAGATCCTATTTGGTAAGCGTCCTGTCCTCGGGGATATTCTGATGGTGCCCGGGGATGAGGAGGATGTGAAGGTGATCAAATGGGTCGAGGTCACCACGCATCGCGGTAAGTGTATCCTTAATGGTTCAAACCCTCTGGCGTGGAATTGGATCGCTAAGGTGCACTACGGGTTGTTCAACTACCCCGTACGTATCGAGATGTACCCTCACATCCCTGAGGACGCGGCGGAAGTGGTGCTCCGCCTACTGAAGAAGGAGATTCTTTCAGAGTAATGGTTGCGAGATTATATTCGCACCAGGAAGAGGCCTTGGGGCTCCTACAAAGTGGCAAAGTCCTTGTCGGTGGCGTTGGCTCGGGCAAGTCACGAGTAGGAGCCTCTTGGGCCCTTTCTCAGGCGGATGAAAGTAAGATCATTGTTATCACCACTGCGCGGAAGCGAGACTCTCTCGAATGGGAGGGTGAGTTTGCTGCGCTCGGTGCAGATTTCGAGGAAGTGACAATTGAGAGTTGGAACAATATCTCGAAATTCGATGACCACTGTCTTCATGTGTTCATATTTGATGAGCAACGTGTTGTTGGATCTGGTGCTTGGGTCAAGAGCTTTCTCAAGATATCGGAAAACAACCAGTGGATCCTATTGAGTGCAACTCCGGGGGACACCTGGCTCGACTACGTCCCCCTGTTCATCGCCAATGGGTACTATAAAAACAGAACCGAGTTCGCAGAGCGACACATCGTCTGGGATCGATTCGCGAAGTATCCAAAGGTGAAGAAGTATCTTGATACGGGGCTGCTCGAGGCTCGTCGTAGAAAGATACTTGTCCCCATGCCGGCAGAGCGTCATACAAGGCGTAACCGGTCCTACATCCCTATGGAATACGACAAGGAGATGTACGAGTCCATCGCTAAGAAGCGTGTGGATCCATGGACCGGGGAGCCTTATAGGAATGCTGCCGGCGTTTGTTACGGTCTACGCAAGTGTGTCAACTCGGATAGGTCTCGAGTGGATCATATTCGTTTGATAGCGCGTAAGCGTAAGAAGCTGGTTGTGTTCTACAACTTCAACTACGAGCGAGACATCCTGCTAGAGTTGCGGGATGAATTCACCGTGGCTGAGTGGAATGGACACAATCACGAGCCGATCCCGTCTACTGATTCATGGGTATATTTGGTACAGTATACCGCGGGCGCCGAGGGATGGAACTGTGTAGAGACGGACACGATTGTGTTCTACTCCCTCAACTACTCGTGGAAGGTCTTGGAGCAGGCTGAAGGTCGAATTGACCGGATCAACACTCCATTCACGGATCTCCACTACTTCTATTTCTTCTCTGAGTCTGGAATAGACTCTGCCATCCAGAAGGCCGTCCAAGAGAAGGGCGTCTTCAATGAGCGCATATTTGCGCACAACCTGTAAAGGAGCATGAAATGACTATGCAGCCCGGTTGCGTGATTTACAACCCCGAAGGTAAGAGCTGGTGCGTTCTTGTTGAGCACCATAAGGATGACGGCGAGATTCGTAGGTTTATGTCGTTCCACAAGACTCTTCATGACGCGAGGCTAACCCAACAGGCTCATGCTGATGTCAACGAGGGGGACCCCAACGTTAAGATCCACTTGTTCAAGTATGAGTTCATTGCGGACGATAAGCAGATCGCTGAAATGATGATACATCAGGCACTCGAGGCTATGGTCGATTCTTGGGAAAAGGAGCTAACCAATGACTGCAATGACTGAGTGGTGTGTCCTGGCGGCTATTCAGTTCACGGAGCAGTTTTCGCCTTGCGTGGTTCTGAGTGTTCATCGGACTGAAGAGAGGGCTCGAAAGGTAGCAGCTGCTTTAGAAGCTGATTCACACTGGCCTACAACCACAGAGGTGATAGAGGGGTCGGATGACACTCGTAAACTGAGGGTGGGTAGCTGGTTCTTGGACAAGAAGATCGATGTTATCATGGATCTGAGCATTACAGATAGGTGGTCGTACGATGAGGACTGAAGACGGATACTATCTCTCGGACTTCTCTGTCGATATTTTCGAAGAGGGGGATAACATCAAGGTTCGAGTCGAGTGTTTCGCAGACGATCGTACTCACGTGCCTTTCCACTTGTACAACCAGGGGGTAATCGAAAAGGCTATTGCCAGCGATTCGAAATTCTTCTATGCCGTACTGGCTAGGATGATCACAGAGAATCTCAACGGCATACTAACTTCGAGCATCGTCCAGCCCGACCCATGTGAGTGCCAGGACCATTACTGGTTCAAGACACACCCGGATGATCGTCAGGAATATTGGCGGAGTGCGAGCGGACGAATCTACCCCAAGTCACACACCCTCAAATGCCCACACAATCCAGCAAACAGGAGAAAGAATGGCTGACAAGACTTATATTTTCGGACAGAACATCTACCACGAGTGGATGGTTCACATTAGCACTGTGGATTCGTCAACCAAGCAGCGCTACGAGTACTACGCGTTCTTCGAAGATCGTGCTAGGGCCGATACCTATGTCAAGGGTATCGTGTCCATGATGCACGAGAAGAACGTCGTGATCCGAATGGTCAAGGTGGAGTGCTTCGATAACATCGACGCTCTGCGCATCTACTGAGAAGGGATATTTTCCATAATGTTTACGGTCCAGTTTGAATACGGGATGGGTCCCTACGCTCCGGTCGAATCCTGCGAGGGTTTCGAGACTCTTGACGAGGCGTACGACTTCGCGAGTCGGGTCCTCAATGAAGTGTCGGCGGTTATTCGTGATGGTGAGATCGCGGACAATGCCATCATCCGAATCTGGCGAGAGGACAAGACGGGGAAGCTGATCAACTCTTGTGTGAAGGGGTGTTGATGATGGATACGGTACCGTACATACTGTCATTCCGAAGGTATTACAAGGAGGAGCTTCGCCATGAGGAGAGGCATCTCTTTAGCAGCCTGAGGGATTTGTACGCTCACGCGGCGTGGTTGATCGGACAGAGCGGCCCGTACGAGATTCACACTCGCTACGATATTCGGATTGAGTTAGCCGAAATCGACCACATGCCACCTGCTGCATGACGATTTGTAGGGCGGGGGATCGCCTAAAAACGGTCCCTCGCTCTGCAGATACTACTTGGATTCTCATTTTTTGCCGGGACAGAGTGGGACAGAAACGGGACAAAGTGGGCCACTTCCGGGACAAAAACGGGACAAAAGGGTCTTCAGGTGGGCCTCATTACCCACTAGGATAGGGGTCTCATTACCCACTACTGGGCCATTTTTGGGCCATTTTGGGACACTGTCCCACTTTTTTGTCCCACTGTCCCACTTTTGGCCCACTTGTCAATGTCGACTTTTCGTTGCAATTTCAAGGAAAAGTCCCTGCTGTCCCATTTGGCCCACTTATTTTTCTATTAAATTAAATTAAATTAAAATTAAATATATATAATAAGAGCCCCGGGACAGTGGGCCAAACGGGACACCCTGCAATTTCATGCAATTTCTGGCCCGATTTCGCAGTGGGTAACGACCCCATACAAAAACTTTTCGTATAATGGATAGAACGGGGCCCATTACGGGTCCTATATCCTTTGGCCCCCAGGGGCTTTACCATTTCTTTACCTTTGCGAAAGGAGCAAACATGAGCGCGAAGGAAAACAAGTACCAGCGAGATCTGATGGGGAAGCTATCCCGGCTACTGCCCGGATGCCTCATCTTGAAGAACGACCCTAACTATCTCCAGGGAGTTCCCGATCTTCTGATCCTTCATGGTGACATGTGGGCCATGCTTGAAGTCAAGGCCTCCGACAAGGCGCACGTTCAACCGAACCAGACATATTATGTCAACCGTCTGACAATGATGGGGTTCGCTCGTTTCATTTACCCCGAGAATGAAAAGGAAGTTCTGGACGAACTTCAGATTTATTTCGGAGTCCGCCAGTGAGGTTCGTTGATCACTCCAACCTCGAAGGGAAGCACGCATTCCTCGGGGCTAGTAAGAGCTCATGGCTAAGGTACGATGACAATAAAGTCATCAAGACATATCGTAATGCTCGAGCAGCTGCTATCGGGACACAACTCCACGAGATTGCTGCTGAGCATATTCGTTTGGGACTCCCCTTCGGCGACACAGTCGATACCGTCGGCATGTTCGTTAACGACGCCATCAGATATTCGATGACCCCGGAGCAGGTTCTATATTTTAGCCCCCATGCCTTCGGAACCGCCGATGCTATTTCGTTCGACCCAGACAGTGAACTGCTGCGTATTCACGATCTCAAGACCGGACTAGGCCCGACCAAGTTCGAACAGCTCGAGATCTACGCCGCGCTTTTCTGCCTGGAGTATAACATTTCTCCAACGATCAACATGAATCTTCGCATTTATCAAAATGGTGAAGTAAGACCCCATACTCCCGACGCAGATGATATTCGTGACATCATGGCTCGAATTGTCCACTTCTCGGATATTCTAAACTTGGAGGACCAGTGCTGAACGTAAATACCCCCACCCCTGAAGAAAACGACGATACCCTATCACACTACGGTATCCTCCGTAAGTCGGGTCGATACCCATGGGGTTCGGGTAAGGATCCCTACCAGCGCTCTCTGGATTTCCAGGGACTTGTGAAGGGACTCGAGTCTAAGGGTATGAGTGAAGCTGAGATCGCTCGAGGTCTTGGTATGACCACCACCGAGCTCCGTGCTACGAAGTCGATCGCCAAGCGAGAACGCCAGGCGGTCGAAATCGCGATGGTACGCAAGCTCGATGAGAAGAACATGTCCCAGGCTGCTATTGCCGATCGTCTTGGTATTTCCTCCAGCACGGTGCGTAACTACCTGAAGGAAGACGCCGGACGAACTGCGAGCAAGATCGAGGGCACCGCGGATATTCTGAAGCGGGAGGTCGACAAGCACAAGTATATTGATATTGGTGCTGGCACCGAGGTGACTCTCGGAACCACCGCGACCTCTCTGAAGCTCGCCGCCTCCACGCTCGAAGCGCAGGGTTACAAGGTCGAGGATATTAAGATCCGACAGCTCGGCACCGATAAATATACAACTACTCGTGTTCTCGTTGCCCCGGGGACTGAAAAGCGAGAAGTTGTCCAGAATCTGGATAAGATCCATGTCGTCGGTGTCCGAACTGACCCTGCCGGCAACAAGCTGTCTCTGAAGCCGCCTGCACCTCTCGACTCCAAGCGAGTCATGGTTCGATATTCTGAACAGGGGGGTGCTGACATGGATGGTGTTATCGAGATTCGACGAGGTCTCAAGGATCTGAATCTCGGTAAGTCGAACTACGCGCAGGTCCGTATTTCCGTGGACGGTACGCACTACCTTAAGGGTATGGCCATCTACGCTGACGATCTCCCTGCCGGAAAAGATATTCGATTCAACACCAACAAGTCGAAGTCCGTCCCAATGATATCTGATGGTGACTCCGTGCTGAAGCGCATGAAGTCCGACCCGGATAATCCGTTTGGCGCGACCATCCGCCGCCAGATGGAATATTTGGACGCCTCCGGTAAGAAGAAACTCTCGCCCGTAAATATCGTGAACGAAGAAGGATCTTGGGGAGACTGGTCAAAGACTCTGTCCGCCCAGTTCCTCTCGAAGCAGAACCTCTCGTTCGCGAAGCAGCAGCTCGATATTACAACTGCGGAGAAGAAGGATAAATTCGAAGCGATCATGTCGCTGACAAATCCCGTTCTTCGTAAGCGAGCACTGCAGGAATTCGCAGACTCCTGCGATTCCGATGCAACTCGTCTCCGTGCTGCGTCTGTACCGAACCAGGCATATCAGGTTATTTTGCCCGTCAAGACCCTGAAGCCGACTGAGGTATATGCGCCGAACTACAAGAACGGAACGCAGGTCGCACTCGTCCGATATCCTCATGGTGGTACATTCGAGATCCCGATCTTGACTGTAAATAACGGACACAAGCAGGCCCGTCGAAGCATTGGTGAAATGGCAGCTGACGCAATCGGTATTCATCCGAAGGTGGCACAGCGACTGTCAGGCGCCGACTTCGATGGTGACACTGCGCTGGTTATCCCAGTCACACCCAAGAGCCGTATTCGTTCCACGTCTCCGCTGAAGGGTCTCGAAGGCTTCGATCCGTCTGCCGCATATCCTGGATATCCGGGTATGAAGGTCATGTCTGAGATCACCAAGCAGCGAGAGATGGGTAAGATCTCAAATCTTATTACGGATATGA